GCAAGGAATGAAGTCCGTTTTTTTATACCCCATTCCCTGCAAATAAATTTGTGTGTGTTTCTGCATACTTTCCCCATTAAATTTTCCGTTGATTAATAATTAAAAAATTTAAGTATGCAAATTATTTATTGTCTATTTCTTTTAGTTTGTTAATTGCCCATTCAACCCCACTTGTACCGCCCCAAGCATCCCACATCAAACCGCCACAACCTTCACTATAAGGAACGTCTTTATGTTGTTGGTGTCTTTTAAAGGAAGCCATACGAGCAATAGTATCTCTACTTATTCCTTCTCTATTTGCTAATTGATTTGCTCTTGCTTTCCCAGTTGCTTCTCCACAAGAACCCCAACCATTTTTCTCTGCCCATTCTATTGCCCTTTTTGCGTTGTTAGTTGCACTTTCAGGATAGTCGGTATAGCTTTCGGCAAACTTGCCACCGGCAAGGATAGCTTTCCAAACTTTGTTAGCCTTTTCCTCGGTATCGTAAACACAACCGCCTGAGCCTATTCTATATTTCCCGTTAGAGCATTTTATTACTGGCATAGTTTACTATAAATATACTTTCGGTCTAAATTTATCTCGTCAAAGTTATACTTCTTTTGGCAGAACTCAAATAGCTTTTGTCCGCTTTCCTTTCGCATATCCGCATCGCTTACTAAATCTCGTATATGTTTGTACCAATCCTTTTGGCTTTTAACGTAATGCACGGGCATATCAAGGTAAGGATTGACTTGGCTAACAATAGCAGGGTTCTTTTTAGCAGCCGTTTCTAATACCTTTAAATTTGACTTCATAGCATTGAACTTGTTATCTACCAATGGAATAACTGAAATGTCTGAGTCCGTATAAGCACCCATATATTCCGTAACTTTTGCATAATTATAGATCGTAGGGTTAAGCTTTAGTCCGCAAGTAAACGCATCTATCATTTTATCCCATATCGGTTTTTCCCCGTCATTGTAACCTGCAATAACAGTTCTTATATTCATACCTTGTAGCCTTTTGAACGGCTGCCTAAGTATCTCTAAATCTCTTTCGTGCGTTCCGCTACCGCTCCAAAACAATCTTACTTTGTAATCTTCGGTCTTGTTATCCTGGAACTGCTCTTGCCCGTAAGGTAAAGCGTTTGGTAAGATGTGAACGTTCTTATTGTATTGGCTTATCTCACTTGCTAACCTTTCGTGTGTGCAAGTGCAAAGGTCTGCAATCTCTAAGTAATCGGTAATCTGTTTACCTATGTTATTGTACTTGTATCGGTAATACAAAAGATGCGTTTCGCTAAGTTCCCAGTAATCGTCATTATCGACTACTAACTTAAAGCCGTACTTAGTGCGCCAGGTGTCCATTTGCTTTGCATCTATTTCGTTAAGCATTCTATTCATTAACACAATATCCCACCCTTGCTCTAATAGTTCGTCATTCAATACATCGGTAATAAGTGCGTACTCCTTTTCTAAATGTACTATCGGCATCATTATTCTATGTAACCCAACTCCGCTATTAGCTGAAGTTATACAAAGTATTCGCATCTTATATTCTTTTGGTTGTGATATATGTCTTGGTATTTATCCCACACGCTTTGCGCCCGTGCCAAGCTTTCGTCTTTCATTCGTCTATAATCTGTTCCGTTACCGACATCGTGTCCTATGTGTTCCGACCTCATATCTGGAAGGTAGTAATTAGTAAAGCCTGTAATAGTTGCACGTTCCCCGTAATCTGCATCTTGCATTCCGTATGGGTCATACTCGGTATTGTAACCACCTATTGTGTCTATAAGTTCACGAGTAATAAAGTTATCGCCAAAAGGTGTATGTACTTTATGCACTCCGTCTACTATTGGCGGCAATGCTTCAACGCAATGTATTCCTATTATGCCTGTCTTTTCTATTCGTTGTGCAAACAAAACAAACTTAGCTAACCAATTCTCAGGAAGTAAAATGTCATTGGCTAATAAACAAACCGCATCATAGTTCTGGGTTATTCTAAGTCCTGCATTAACTCCGGCTGCTATGCCTCGTTTTTCTTTTGATATATCATAACCTGCAAACGGGTAGTTAAAGGTTTCGTGCGTATCGCTGCCATTGTCTATTAAGAAGCAGTCCGCATTGTAACCGCTATTGTAAAAGTTTTGGTTAATTACACGCTGCGTTAAATCGTGTCTATTTTGTGTAAGTAATAAAATAGCTACTTTCATTATCTTATGTTTGAGCCGATTTCTCGTGCAGGAACTCCTGCGTATTTAGTATTTGGTTTTGCATCTCCTTTTACAAATGCACTTGCACCTATCATACAATTTTCTCCTACGTTTGCAAACTGATGTAATACTGCGTTTAGTCCTATGTTAGCACCTTTGTCAATAATTGAATGCCCACCTATTTTTGCTCCGCAACTTATTGTTACATTGTCTAAAATTGTACAATCGTGTCCAATGTGTGCGTGTTTCATTATGAAACAACTATTACCAATAAAGGTGTCAATCTCCGTTCCTGCGTCTATTGTTACAAGTCCTGTGATAACATTATTATCTCCTATATATACTTTGCCTTTTTCTTTTTGCCAAAACTTTTTATGCTCGGCTTTGTCGCCAATTATACAATAAGCACCAATGTAGTTTCCGTCTCCGATAATTACGTTATCGCCAATGATAGCGGTAGGGTGGATAAAGTTAGCCATTCTTTTTTTTATTTTTAGGTTTTTTAACTTCGTCTGTAATAAATGTAATTACTAAATCGTCATTAGGTTGCGCTTCGTACCAAGTATACAATCGTTTAATCATATCGAAGATACAATTACCGCACCAAACTGTTAGTATGAAATCTGCACTCATATACTTTCGGTAAATATGCTCGTACATTTTTAAGATGTCTAAGTCGATATTACGCACATAACCATTTTGAACTGTATGCCAATTACCAACGTGTTCATCTAAAAAGTTTCGGTGTTCTATTTCCATAAGTTCCACATTATTTTTGAAATCATTGGAGCAACTGCTCCTGGTATAAATACAAACGCAATAACGTCGGTACATATTGCAGGTAGTAAAAATAAAGCCAAACCGCTCCAAGCTGCTAAACAACTCGTGCAACTAAAAGGCTTAAAATCTAATTTCCACTTCCTATGGAATTGGTGTATCTCTACAAAGAATATTGCAAAGCATATCGCTGCTATAATTATCATAATTTTAATATTTATGCCACCCTTTTAGTGGTGAGTATTGTATATCTAAAAATGGAAATTTTATGTTAAATTTTCCGTGTTGCCAATGAACTTCATTTAATTCTCCACCAAACCAAGCTTGATGCCATACAAATAAATATCCACAAAATAAACTAAAACCACAATTACCGCTATGCAAATTATTTAACATCAAACCAAATGTTGGATATAAACCTAATTTTGGAAAGCTAAATGATTTTAAAAAATATCTACTTTTATATTGTTTCATATTATTTGCGTAATTGTTTTTTAAGTTCTCGTTTAGTTAGTTTAAGTTCCCTATGAATTGACATATAAGGTATGCCTGTAACCCTGCTTAATTCTTTAGCGTTGCAGTTATGCTTTATAGCATACACTCGTAATAGTTCCGCTTTATACCAGTGCATCTTTGATAGCTCGTCTTCTACTTTGTTAAGTAAATCTTCGTCTCTATCGTGTACTATTAATTCTACTTCTAAAGGCTTTCGGTATGTCCTATAAAATTGGCTCGTATTACTTTGCATCATATTAATCATAGTTCTAACCAAATAGAACTTTAATACGTTGCGTGTACGCATATCTATTATTCGTTCCTCTTCCATTTCGCATAGCACCTTAAATAGTTCGCTTCTTAAGTCTTCTCGTAAATCTTCAGGCTGCATTTTATCTATTGCTTCCTTAAGTTCTCGGCTTTCCCAAAGTTCTAATATGATGCTATTCTTGTTCATATTCTTTTAAGGTTAGTTTGCCGTTGTCTTCGGTTGCTATGTAACAAAAACAATTTGATGTTTTTGCCAAGTTTAAGAATGCTATTTGATAGCTACTAAGTTTATCTCCAATGGCTTTTGTTTCGCAATAAACCGCTACACCGCTTTGAGTATGAAAGCCTACAACATCTGGAACGCCTTTAAGTCCTATGAACGTACGACCCCTAACCGCAAGATTGTTATTGCGCCATACAAAGCACCCGTTTTTATTTAGGGTTTTGATAGCTTCTTTGGTTAATTCGTTTGCGGTCATAAAGCAAAAATATACTAAAGTTCTTGATATTGACAAATACTTTTAAATATCTGATAAGCTACCTGAGGAACTATTGCATTTCCGTAGGCTTTGATACTTTCGTTTTTCCATTTTGAAAAGGTAATGTTGTCCAATTCTTTGGGAAGCCCATCACCTGTTCCACAAACAGGGGAGACAGTTGGGAATGTGTCCCAAGCATTTCGTTTATTACACTCGGCAAATCGGAATCCCCTTTCCAATTCTCCGTTTTCCATCTTGGATTGTAATCCGATTTTGTAGGGGTTGGAAGCAACCCTTGTCTCGCTAATTTTGTCAAGCTTAATTGGTTCTCTTTTTCTCCTCCCCTCATTTTGTAACCCTCCGAAGCAAGTGGTGTAGGCAATAAACCAAATTCGGTCTCTTCGATGTGGTGCGTTAACGGCACAAGCTGGAAGTAAAAACGGGAGGACTTCGTAGCCTTCAGCTTCCAACTCAGTTTGCACCTCGTCGAATACCAATCCCCCGTTCCAATTAGTAAGTCCGCGAACGTTCTCGCCCACAACCCAACTTGGCTGAATTTCCCGAATTGCTCTAAGCATTTCCGGCCAGAGGTGTCTCTCATCTTCTTTGCCAAGTCGCTTTCCTGCACTTGAGTAGGGTTGGCAAGGGAAGCCTCCACTAATGATGTCGATTGTTCCTCTGTGAATAGTGAAATCTGTTTTAGTAATGTCATTGTAAGATATTGAATTTGGGAAGTGATGTTTTAAAACTTTTTGTCCAAATGGATTCCATTCGCAATGAAATACGTTTTCCCAACCGCACCATTCGGCTGCCAGATCAAAGCCACCTATTCCACTAAATAAACTGCCGTGTCTCATTTGAATGTTGTTTTGTTTTGTTTAATTTGTTCCTCAAAAAATAATGCTACGGCTACGGCTCGAGCCTGGTTCTTAAGCCAACTATCAGTCCATTCGTCTCGGTACTGCTTTGCGCTTATGATGTCCATTTTATTAGCCTTGTAGGTAATAATCTCCATTAGTTTCTTTTTAGCAAGTGCACCATCTTCTTTTGTCCATACCTTAATGCCTGAACTATTAAGCTTAGTAAATACGCTTAGTGGGTTAAACAACCTATCAAAACTTCGGTTTTCTAAAAGCTTATATTCTTGGTAAGAGTAATCAATTATCTCTAAATCGGTCAAGTGTGGTATTGCTTCTACTCGTTCTTGTGGCATCATTTTTCTTACTTCGTTTGCTTTTTTCTTGTACCTATCCATTACCTGACTAAAGTATGCAGGACTGAAGTTCTGGTAGTGGTCGATAAAGTCATTAGCTACCATTTGCTTAAACGCTACTTTAACCTCGTTTATTGTAAAGCCACCATACTCAGTTCTTATCCAATCCTCTAAGATTGCTAACTTAACATCTCCAGGGTTATTAATTCCTACAAGCTGCATTAAATAAACAAGGTTTTGTTTAAATATGGTAGAGTTCAGATTGCGCACCCTCTCCCCCGAAAATGCGGTCATAATCTCTTGCTCCGTAGGAAGTAGAGTGGATAAAGTTGTAGTTTTTAAGGTTTTCAAGTTCGTGTTTATCAAGCTTTCGTTGATTATCTGAAGTTCTTTTTGCATCTTCTTTTAGGTTAAATAGACCTTTCCAACCATTTGCCATTGACTGATTGATAATTTTTATAGCAATGTCTTCTTGTCCGTTTGATAATTTTATTAATTCTTGTAAGGTAGCAAGTTCGCTTTGTGTTGTTCTATATGTAAACTTAAATTGTTTTTTCTTGTAATCCTTCCAATCAAACCACATTTTTTCAAATTCCTTAGAAACAAAAGGAAGCTCTATTATTTCTTTTATTTCCTTTATTTCTTTTCCTTTCCTTTCCTTTATAGCATTGCGGTCGCTATGCGGTGGCATTGCGGTCGCATCATTTACATTAGAAACCCAACGTTTACGGGCGTTTTGACTTGCCTTCTTACTCTTGCTATCCCTTTCGTCTATTCGTTTTTGTACAGACATACTACCAAAGTTTTCGCCTTCAAATACAAATAAACCAAAGTCGTGTAATACGCTATGCACAAGTTCGCTATGCACTCGCAGGTCATAAGCTATGCCATCGCAATCCGTTCGCAATGCGTTTGCATTATTGTAAAGGTCTTCAATAATTGCCCAAAATACCCCATAACCGAGCATTCCGTGTTTCCTAATAAGGAATTTAATCTTTTCGTCATTACGGCAATTATAGTCGTGAGAAAAGTAAAAAGTATCTTTAGACATATTCTCCAAATTTTTGTAGTTCATCAAAAGTAACATCTTGTATTTTAACATACTTATGCATAAGCTCACTAATTTGTGGTCTTAATTCTTTGTAAGTTAATCCTTTGTAAATATGAAATTTAATAATTCTGTTTACAAAATACTTAGAGTACTCCTCTTCTTCGTGGCACTCTAAACATAATGTAGTTAAAAATTCATTTTCATAATCCCAAGGGTCATTTTTGTAGATATAAACCTTGTGATGTACGTGCAGTTGCTTTTCTGTTGAACCGCACATTGTACAGGTAAACTTGTCTCGTTGTAAAATTTCAAGACGTTTCTTTTGCCATTCAGGACTTTTTAGTTTTTCTCCGTATGTCATAAAATAAAAAAGCCCCCAATAGAGTCCAGCTATCGAGGGCTATTATTTAACCACTAAACACATTATCGGCTGGACTTTCGCTAATGTGTCTTTTATTTATGTTGCGAATATACACTAAATCTCTTTAAGTTCTAATTTTAAGCAAAGTTTTTTTAGCTTTGTTTTAAACCAGTCCTCAGTTTCTATTAGGTTATTCGCTTGTTTAATGTTATGGATAGCCGTTGTATGGTCGCTTGTTCCTGTGTATTGGCTTATCTCCTTAAGGCTTAACTTGGTGTACCTTCTAAGTAAATATGCCGCAGCCTTGCGCCCAAACGTTGTTTTTAATGATCTATCCTTAATTAATACATCGCACTCAAACTCTTCGTCTACCAATTTGACAATCGTTCTTGCGCCAATGTCTAACCCTAAAGGCTCGTTATCTTCTATGCCTAACAATCCAAGTTGCTGCATCATTTCGTGTAGCTGCAAATGGGTGTTACGTTGCGCAAAGTATAAGTCCTTTAACTGTCTTATTGATATATCTTTCTTTCTCGTTAGCATAATTAAAACGGCAATCCTTCCGTGTCTTCTTTAGGTTTGAAATCATTTACATAAATCTTGTAATCTGGTTGTTTGTCCTCGGTCTTGTAGGCATTAACCCACATTGAATACTTAACATCGTTGATTGTAAAATTAATTACTTCTCCTTTAGCGGTCTGCTTTTTCCAAGCACCTGCACTCCATTTTTTTTGTTCCATTTTTATTTGTTTTTAATTGAATATTGAGCTACTAATTTACTTTGTTTTTTCGTACCAACGTTAATTAATTCCGTTTTTACTTTGTAGCCTTTGCGTTTTAATTCAAATACTACGGCTGCAAGTCGAAGGCTATTGTACTTCGTTAAAGCCTGAATTGGTGTCAATGTTTTGCCCGAAAGCAAGTGGTTCAAGATTTGTTGTTTCTGTGTCATTGTTATTGATTGGGTTAAAAAATACGGGTTTGTCTAATTTGTTTTCATACTTTTTAATAAAGGCTAATAAGTCCTCGTATGCCTCTTCGTTATACCAAGCGTAATGGTAAACTTCTGCCAGGAGCATCTGCCTTTCAAATGGTAATAGTTCCCTCATTAGCTTTTCTTTATTGTTTCTTTGATCTTGTTAAATTCCTCTAAGGTCTTGATAGCTTTGATTTTCTCAATAGCTTTATACTTCTGCTCCTGAGTGAACTTTGTTTTATCAAGTGCTTCAATTAAGAACGCCTTTTGTCCTTCGCTTACTTCGTCTTTATGCTCATTAGTAGCATCTGCATCTTTAGTATCGTCGATTGCAAACAATCCGTTAAGTGCGTACTTCCTGGCATAGCTACTTGCTGCCCCTGTAATCTGCGAAGCGTCCATTCCTTTTTTGTTTTCCTCTTCACGCGCTAACCCGGTGCAAGTAATGTTGTCTTCTCCGTTACTTAGACAAGCAGTAGCTTTTACATAAACTCTACCGCCTACTTCTATTACTTCGTCGCTTAACATTAAAGCGTAGCCGTACTTATGGCAGATAGGTTTTGCAGCTTCGATTATATCTTCTGCACTTCTGTACTTGTATTTAGCAAAAGCATTGAATTGGTTTTTAGGTGCTTTTAGTTCCTGTTGAATTTTAATTAGGCTCATTTGTTTCTGGTGTTGTTTCTTTAATAATATAATGTTCTAATACTTCGATAGTCGGCTCTTGTTTTTTTCTCATTCCTATAAATATTTCATAGGCTTGTGAGTAGTCCAACGATATAGTGTCTTTTTGGTAGCGACCATCTACTGTTGTATAATAGTAAACATCGCCTCTGTGGTTAGTTTCTTTTACAAATTCAATCTTCATATAATTCGTTTTTTAAAAGTTCAAGTTCTGCATTGTTTTCTACCCAACAAGTGAAGGTGTAATCATCATCTTCGTAATCGTAGTTTTTAGGCAATAAAGCAGGGTCATAAGGGTTTGATGTACTCCTATCCCCGTCAATTAATATGTTCCCGTATCGCTGATATTGGAACATTTGGTAGGTGGTTAAATGTGTCATTTTGTGTTTTGTTTCAACAAAGATAACACATTACACAATACAAAGTGCAAAAGTCAAAAAAATATTTTTAATTGTACGCAAATACGTACAAAGTAAAGCTAAAACTTGACTAAAAATGTAATAAAGTAAAGGTATAACTTGACAAAGCCGGTAGTAAAATGTAGCCAAAAGTAGTAAAAATACTACCTATAAAAGCTTCTGGAAGTAAAGTTTATCGTGTCCCCCGTATGAATATTCGGGTAAATAAAGCCTAAACCCACACGAGATTAGGTTATTAGCTGAAGGGAAGTTGTCGAGTGTTGTATAAGTAATAGCTATGTGGCAAAAAGTAGATGCAGCTTTTAACCTGGTTTTAATCATTCGTCTTTGTATGCCCTGCCCTCTATAATCTTTTCTAACCCACGCCCTGTTAAATATGCAAATGCCCTTAGAATAAATTGATCCGCAATAAGCTACTATCTCGCCTTGATCTAACATAACCCACCACTCCCGGTTGAACTGAAACTCGTCAGCGCAACCCTTAAAGTTTGGGTTGGTATAATCTAATTCCCTTAGTTGCTCGTAGGTATCACGATCTAAGATGTTGCCAAAGCTAAATATCTTTTTGAGTCGCATTGTGTATCTGTTCAAGTTTAGTTAAATAAAGTATTGCATCTTGCAGCTCTTCCTTTAGATGCGTTATCCATTGCCCTGTTGTTAGATCACTTCTATCCATTGTGCAGTTGTACTTCTTTTTACCTACTTGCTCACGGCTACGCATATCTTCAATTACTAAGCTAAGTATTTTACTATCCATTTATTTGTCGGTTTTGCTATGTATCTTAAAACAAGTTTTACACTTGTATAATATTTTCTTTACTCCTGTTGCAGTTGTACGCCTCATTTGTATTACTATCTCGTCGCTTCCACATTCAGGGCAAGAGCCTCTATCTTGTCCGAAGATAACTCCGTAATGTGTTTTAGGTTCGATGTGGTTTTTAAGTGCATTAAATACTTGCTCTAATAACACTACATCTTTTTGGCAGTACTTAATCATTTTAGCCATAGCTACTTTGTCCTTATGCAGAACGATGTCCTTCCATAAACTATATTCAGTTTTAATCTTCTGTCCGATACCTAAGTAGTCAGCTATGTAATTAAGCTTGTTGCTATTAAATCTAAACTTTTGACGTGCTACCTTTAGCGTGTCGATTGTAACGTATTTAGGAAACATCTCTATCCCGTGAAACAAGCAGCGTGTCCTAATCCAAGCTAAGTCGAACTTGTCGCCATTATGCCCTACTAATTCCGATGCCGTGTTTGCTACTTCTACAAATTTTTGTAGCATCTTTTTGTCGCATTGTTTACTATCCCATTGCAAGTGATAAACTTCTTTTTCGTCTTCCCACTTGTAGCAGATACAAATTACTGCTCGTTCTTTAATAATGTTTTCAGGACCAATATTAAGTTTGTAACCAGAACTCCAAAAGAAGCCTACGTTTGCAGAAACTTCAATATCGAAAAAGAGTCGTTTGCGTTTTGATTTTAGCATTATTTATTTTTTGCTGAATTTATCTATTGTGGTGTAACCCATAGCAAAGAGCGTGAGATACAATACCGCATCTACCAACTTATCGCTTGGGTTAATTTTTAAGATTATGTTTAAGAACAAAGAAATAAAAAGACATAAGCTGCCAAGCATAGCCACCACTCTTTTGTGGCTAATACTGTTGCTTTCGTCTGATAATAAGTTTACTAATATAGTTCTAAAGTTGCTCATATAGTTTAGCTTCAGCCTCTCTCCGCCTCACTAACCCTTTAAGCACCACATTGTTGGCTCTTGTCCACTTCATAAATTCTGCTCGAATAGAAGGGTCTTTAGGGTTTGCGTTTACCTTCCTTAATAAAGTGCTTCTCCTTAAGTTATTTACCCCGACATTGTAAGCAAACGAAACAATAGCAGAAAAATTGTTATCGCTCAATAAACTTTTTATTAAAGGTTTTATTTGATTGATAAAATCTTCGAGTATGTAATCAAACAATTCGTCTGCCCTTTGCTGAGTAATTACATCTCCTTGCTTAACCTTTGTCCCGTCTTCATAAAAAGTATTTCCAAACCCGATAGTCCAATGCCCCGCACTGCATTGATACGCCTTTAACTTGCAGCCTTCGAACTGCTTTATTAAATCTCTACCTGCTTTGTTTACTTCCATAATCTATTCCAATATGCTAAAATTAACACAATCGCTATTATTAGACCGATTAGAGCCTTCCAAAAGTTATTTTGAGTAGTTACCTTGTTTTTATCTACAATCGAAATTTGAGCCGTTTCTGTGCGATTAAACGCTATTGTATCTTTTTTAACTAAGCTATTGTCGGTCTGCTTGTCTTTTGTCTGGTATACCCACTTAGTTACGATTTTGGGAACTACTATAATGCTATCCTTTTTTACACGGATAGTGTCATAGATAGTAACCTCTTTAGTAAATACCTGCTCTTTTTCTATAATCTTAGTAACGCTATCGTAAAAAGTAAGATGCACGGAGTCAATCTTAGTTGTCCCCGTGCTATCATAACGCTTTTCGAACTTCTTAACCGAAGCGCAAGAAGTAAGTAATAAGGCTAAAAGTATTAATCTCATTTAAGCTTTTTGGTCATTTTGTAATAGTATCGAATAGCCATAAGACCAGAAACGATAGCCACCAAACTTGCAATCAATGTGAATAGCGGTTGAATATTTGTAATGCTAATTGTAGCACTTACTAAAGAAACGATTGTTGATTGGTCTGCTTGGTGGTTATTTGCCATTATAGTTCTTCTTCTTCTTGTTTGTTAAATTCTACGCCATTAACCCAATCTTGTAAGAAGGTAAAATTCTCCAAGCCATTGGGGTTAGCCACGTTAATTATTTGAAAATCAAATTCTTTATCATTTAAGGCTTCAATATCTTTAGTCAGCTTCTTGATGCCTTCTTTTGAGAATTTGTAATTCCCTTTGTCATCTAATAGTAAGCAGTCCTTATCGTCGGTTTGGGCATTGTCTAAACGCAAGATTTCAACTTCGGCTTGATAGTCCTCGTGATAGGCTTTAACCTTCTCGTAGATTTTAAAAAGCTTCTTTTGTGTCTTTGTGTCCTGGTTGCCGATAACGAAATTAATGCTGCTTACTAATTGTAATAGTTGTTTGTACTTCATACGTTGTTTTTTATTTGTAAAGATATATTATTTTTCCCAAGGTAATGGCAAGTTAATAATAGGTGGGTTCTTAAGGTTCTCGATTTGAGTATCTAAGTTTAATTCCATAGCATCTACATCGTTTCCTGCAACTAACCACTCGCATACTTTGTCGAAGGTTAAATCGTCATAAGCAGTAAAGTCAGTGTCCGAAGGTGTAGCACACGCCATCGCTCCGTATACCTCAGCGTTGTAAGTTTTATCTCCGTCTACTTGTTCTGCTTGGTAACGCCAATGCACTACTTTAACTACATCGGTTAAACCATCTTCGCTCGGTGCGGTGTCCATTTGTGATACTACCCATTTAAAAGTTGTCATATTATTTGTTTTTATTTTTTATCCTATTTTAATTGCTATCCAAGCTCTGCCGTCTTCCATAATCTTCCAAACTTTACCTACTGAAATTTGGTATTGTTCAAATGTTGGGTTTGTTACTGCTTCGCCTTTTATTTTTCCGTTTACGTTAATTGGTATAATATAATCTCCAACTTTAGCATTTATAACATTACAAGGAACTTGTCCGCTAAAAGCTACTCTATCTACTTTTTGTCTTTCTTTTTCTAAATCTTCTCCTTTTAAACCAGACCCCCAATTATCTCCACCCACATAAGAAGGGTCAGTAGATTTTACTACAAATGAAATAGCATCAGCATATATGTTAGTTAATAAACCATTTGCATCTATACCTATAATATCCCCTTTAGCAATATTTTCAGTAATTGCTTTTGTCATATATTCAGCATAGTCAGCCCCACTTGCATTGATAGTTCCACCAGCATTTAATGACCTTGAAGTAGATGTATTTCTTCCCATAATCATTACAGTTGCTGCTGTATTATATCCATCAGCCCCTGCTGCATAAACTTGAATTGAATTATATATAGCATTGTCGGCTGAAAATATAACAGTACCTTGTGATGCACTTGTATCAATAACTCTAAGTTTATGGCTTGATGAAGTTGCACCAATTACTACATTCCCCCCACTGGTTATGCGCATACGTTCTACTGGTAACGCATTATTCGAAGTATGAAATTGTAAATCTGCATAAAGACCTGCGGTAGATTGTGTAGATATAATTCTTGCACATCTATCATCATCTCCAGCATTTACATAAAAGTCAAGTGATACTCCTGTTCCAACTCCATCACTTCCATTATTATATAATGCTAATCCTCTTGTTATACTTCCAATACTTGAATTTTTTACATTCAAACGAGCTAAACTTTGGTCTGTTCCAATAGAAGCCCTTCCGACATTATTTATTAAAATTCCTTGGTCATTAGCACCTACTAATTGTACTCCCCAATATCCTGCTGCGTTTATTTTTACTACACTTTGACCACCTAAAGAAACTAATGATAAAGCGTTATTGCCACTAAATCTAAAAGCATTTGAAGTTGAGTCAAATATTGTTGCCGTTACACTACTTGAGAATGTAGCTGCTCCTGTACCTGCAATTTTTAAATAATCGCTTCCTGCTCTACTTTGTACTAATAATGAATAATCGCTTGAGTTACTACCTGCTCTAATTTGCAATCCATAAGATGCACCGGTTGTTGAACCACCTAATAAATAAGCTGCATTATTGTAATCAGTTCCTACAACACGAAGCCTATCTCCACTATTAGTAGTATCTCCCACAAGTAAATTCCCGCCACTTGTCAACGTCATTGCTTGGGTAAAGGATATAGCGTTACCTGCCGTTCCTGAAGTAGCGGTTTTCCAAATATGCTGACCTGATGCTTGTTCATATTCAGATGCAAAACCATTATTTACATAAGTTCTAACTCCACTTGTATTGCTAAATGAATTTTGAACCATTAAAAATGCAGTTGTACTAAAGCCCCATAAAGAGCCTGCATTCATTTGTAACACTCTAACATTTGTACTTGTGTCCCACGCACTCGGTGTAACTCCTAATCCTAAATTGCCTGAAGTATCTAAAGTAAGCCTTGTTGAGCCACCTGTTTCAAATATTAAGTTTCTATAACTACCTGTTCCACTTTTGTAAACTCTAATTCTTGCATCAGTAGAACTTTTATCTATTGCTAATACTTCATAATTTGATGTACTTGCAGTTGAAAATAAGTATATAGGAGAAGCATTAAAACTTTGCAAAACTCCACCTATTGTAACGCTACTTCCATCGTCTTGAACTATTGAATTCCCTATTGTACTTGCACCTGTAAACTTAGGTAGGTAGTTAGTTGTACCTGAGCCTTGAACATAACCCGTTAAAGAAGGTATGTCCGAAGTCATAGCAAACGTGCCATCTTTTCTTGGTACTAAATATTGGAAGCTATCTCCGTCTTGTAAAGCTGCTACACTTAACGCATATCTGCGTCTTGTTGTGTTTGCTTGGTTGTGTACTATGTTTAATTCAGTTGCAGTGCTTGGTGCTATCTGAGTATAAGCACCCGTTACAAAATTGTAAACGCTTAACTGCTTCATTAAAAGACCTGCTTGAAAAGATGCAGTTCCTTCAATATAAACGCTTCTACTTAATAAATCATTAGCACCTAAGTTAACGTTAGCACTTGCCCCCGTGTACGGAACGTATGTACTTGATGCCGTACTTGTAGTTAAATAAGTATTGCTATCTACACTACCATCGGCTTTTAAAAATTGTGTTGATGTACCGCCCGACTTAACTAAAGTAGTTGCGTTTAAAGTACCTATGATTGTTGCAGCGTTACCCGAACCGCTTGTTTTGTTTATGTATAAGCCTTCGCCATTACCACCTTTAGTAATATTTAAAGCAATACCACTACCGCTTGAATGTGTTATGCCGAATGTATCACTACTGCCACTTGATGTAAACGAACCAGTAGTACCTATAATGCCACCATAAAAAGTAACACCTGCACCACCGCCACCGCCCATTAAAGCAATATGCGTTCCGCTATTTGAATAAATATTTAACCCACCGCTACCAACCGCTTTTAATTGGTTAAGGTTAATTATGTCAGTTGTTAAATCATAGCTTCCTAAATCTAAGTTAGCCGTTGCGCCCGTATAAGGAACATATCCCGTTAAGCTTGGTATATCTGAAGTAAGAGCTAAAGTACCGCTTGAATTAGGCATACTATAAGTACGCTCAGTATCGCTTGTAATAGTTGTAGTGTCTAAAACAAAACTTCTTGTGGTTACGTTTTGGTCTAAGTAAAATTTAATACCTGTTGAACTTGCTGCACCGATACTGCTATAACCAAGACCTGCCGCAATAATACCCGAAGCTTGTTGAAAGTTTATTGAGTTACCCGTTCCTGCTATTAGGTTTAATTTCAAACCACGCATTGAAACAAAGTTTCCGTCATCTTCCATAACGCTATTACCTAAAACTGTGTTAGCAGTAAATTTAGGGATAGCATTTACATTACCCGTTCCGCTTATTAAAGAAGTAGGGAACGTTTCTAAAGTACCATTGCCACGAATATACTGAGCCGTTGTTCCGTTAAAAGTTAAACCTAAAGTTCCGCTTGTAGTTAAAGGACTACCCGATACGCTTATCGCATCGCCACCAACTGTTAATGCTACGCTTGTTACAGTACCTACCGCACCGCTTGAACGCTGCCAGATAGTACCGCTATAAATCACATAATCGCCCACCGCAAAAGTCAAAGGACCTGCGCCAAAGTTTACTGTTCCTGCTACGTTACAAATGTAAACATCGCCCGTGTCGCCCGTTCCGTTTGCAAGTGTAGGAGTATTAGTAGATGCGTTCCAAGTTCCTTTGTATTCCATAATAGAACTTGGTAATTGACTAATAGGAACTTTACCGCCACTATCCAAAGAAGCATAACCATTAGCGTTGCCCTTCTCACTTCTTAATTGGTAAGTATCTAATAAAGCTTGTGAAGGGAATACTTCGGTATAAGCCGAACCACTCCACAAATAAAGTTTTTGCGTGTCTTTAGCGCAATAGATAACGTTAATATCGCCCGTTGCAGGGAACGAAGCTAAGTCAGTATAAAAGCTAACTGCACCGCTAAATATCGCTCCTAATTGTGCAAGTGTAATCTTCTTACTTACTCCACTAATCGGGTCTCCTATAATAGTTAAATCGGTACTAACTGGTGATAACTCGGTCGCTAATTGGTTAATCTTTTTTCCTATCATTATGAATAATTATAGATGCTCGGCACTTGGCATCTGTCGTTTAAGTAAGGTAATTCCATTGTAATGTCTATCTTAACTCCGGCAAGATAGTCAGGGTCGCTCTCGGTAAAGTAAGTCAAAGGAGCGGTATCGCCTATTTCCCAAATTGCTTTAGGATAACGTAACTGAGCCACTATGTCTTGACCTACTAAAGTCATATCGCTAAGTACTTCGGTTTCGTTTGTTTCTTCCATTAACATTCTGTCCATAAAATAAAGGCTAAAATTATAAGTAATATTTTTAGCGTTTATAGTAGCACCCGTTAAAGTGTAGAACATAGCAGGGTAAGTAACCTCGCCATTGCTTAAACGTTCCCACACATCGCCGAAGTAAACAAAGTTAATTTGTTCGTGGTCGTTTCCGAGTGTCGTTATTTGTTTGACGATTTGGTTTAATGTCAGGCTCATTCTTAATTTTTTCTAAATAAACACGAAGCTTATTTTGGTTTTTTATTGTTGTTACTTTACTCATAATTAGCAATCACTACAACCTCTATTCCCTTGATAAAGTTCCTCGAAGCTTTTACCTGCGCAGCAATCAAAATCGCCTAACCAAATGCTCGTTGTATAAGCATCGTTCTCAGGGTGTATTGCATCAATGCCACTTCCAGGATTAAGGTACTCAGGATAGAGTGTAGAATATTCTTTTAGGTATTTAATCATTCTTTGCTTGTAGAACTCCGCTCTTGCTTTATATCTATTCGCCACGTCAATCATATCCTGCATCGAAGGGTTTTCGGTATTCTCGCCACCCTTTCTTAACAAGCCTTTGTTATAGAATTGATAAGACAAACCCATTGGCAATTCACTAAGTACATAATGCACTAAAGTATCTGCTATGTATTGGTCTAATAATATTACCTCGTTAGCGTTTAAGTTGTTCGAAGTAATACCTGCTTGTAAGCGATTGTATAAAGCACTTCCAAGCGCAGGTAAGATGTACATATCTTGTGCGGTCTTAATCTCAGGCAATACAAGTTTCTCGTCTACGTTAGCGTGTAAGCCAGACCTGTCTTTAATATTCTGTACGCTTATGAATAATGTGTTTAAGCTCATTTGTTATTTTTTTCTCGTTACTATCATTGACTTCCACTCGTGTCTGCAACTTGGTGAGTGCGTATTTGTTCCTGGTAATGTATACCAACCGCCACCTCGTTCAAAAACATCGTACCCAAGTCGTGCGCTCATTTGTTGAATTTCAGACATACTATAAACCTTCTTTGCACCTACTAAGTATCTACAAAAAGGTCTGCTTGTTCTGATGTCTATGTTGCTAAAACCTGACTTCCATTTATACGCATAACGTATTAAAATCTCGGTAGTCTGAGGCTTCATAGCTTCTACAATCTCGCTCAATGGTCTTGTTAAAGTTCTTTCGATTTGTATGTTACTATCAATGCCTTTACCTATCTTAACTTCTGTTGCTTTAATAAAACCCTTTTCTATTAAAGTGTCAATAACACGCTTTACACTTCCTACGTCTGTATTAAGTGTTTCTGCTATTACTTCAGGAGTAATTAACTTTTGCTTACTAATTAAATCTAAAATATTGCTTTGTAATTGTGTTACATCTGCAAACGCTTGGAATTGGTTATCTTCAAACTTTCTGCGCTCACTCCATACATTGTACTTGTCTTCGTCTTCTCCGAACTCATAAAAAACTTGAAAATCCTCTTCGCTAAATTCAAGCTCCTCAGTACCTAACCAAGTAGCTACTTCGTCATCACTTAAAGCATAACCACCCTTTAACATAGAACTTGCTTGTTCTCTTGTTATCTTGCCCTTATTAAAATCTCTAATAATGCGCTGCATATTTTGCCACTCACGACCTTTTAAGCCTTTAATATGCTCGTTCACACTTAAAGGACTTGCTGCCATTGGCTGCTCAGTTTCTGCAACTATTCCGTATTTAGTAGGGTCGATACCTAACTTCTCTAATATCCATTCTTTAGGTGCAACTTCTTTAATTACGCTTTCGCTAAAGTCAATTCCAATAGGGTCTACTGGCTGAAGCTTTAACTCCTCGGTTACTCCTGCATACTGTCCAAGCATATTAAATACACCCTCAATCTGCATTTGCTTATAACGTACATAAGTGTTATTAAATATCTCGTAACTATCTCTAAGCTGTTGTCTGTTTCCTAATTGACCAGGAACGGCAATACCAAATAAGTCAGGACTTGTAATCTGGTGTCCACTAAATATGTTAGTTTGTATTAACTCGTCTACACGACCAAAGTCTTCTTTAGTTAAATCACTTGCACCTAAGTCATCAACAATAGGCTTTCTTGTTGCATCGTTTACAAAAGCAAGTAAATACTTCTTGCCGTCTGCACCCGTGTACATATTGTCGAATTGTCTGCTTACTGCTCGTTTCTCGTCAGGGCTTGGCTCTCCGTTTGGTAAAGTAATAAGTTTACTTGCAGAAAACCCTGTCTGTGCATTACCTAAAACGTGCTTACTTACTTCGACATCACTTTCAATGTAGTTAAGCGCACCAAAATAACCAGGCAAAGAATATACATTCATACCAGGTCTGTACTCTTTAACGTAAAGTATCTGCACACCGTATGGATTAGCAGGATTAAAAGCATTGTAAATCTCAGCTTTTTCTTGGTTGCGTGTAGCTTTCCAATCGTCTTTATACCAAAACTGCGTGTTATCTTTGTTAGTTCTAATCTTTGTATAATCACAATGCCATAACTCAGCTACTTGTTCACCAATTACACTCCAAATAACTTGGATATAAGCACCGCCAAATAGTTCTAAATCTAAAGCAACCTTTTTAGTTAGATCGTTAAGAGTTTCTTCTCTATTAACTTTTTGAACAATCGCTTGTTCTCCTGCCCAACCATTGCCGACAATGTAATTAACTTTGCCTCTAATGATAGCGTTGTGCTTTGCAGATTTGTTAAATAGATCTAATAAGTATTGCGGATAGTCATTGTTTTGACCATATTGCATATACCCTTCGCCTTTTTTCTCTTTATATTCCGGTTGCTTTGCTTCCGCAAATGTCAATACTTGTATTTCCATTATTGTCTAATTGTGAATGTGCTTGTTGTTTCGTATTCTGTGAATGATATAGTTGTTCCTGTAAGCTCCATAATGCCACTTTCAAGCAAGTTTAAGCCCGTCGGGTCTGTGTTTGTAGTACTTGTTTGCTCGTAGATTGAGTAGCTGTATTGCCCGTTTAAAGACGTATTAAAGTAGCTATTAACTACGATGCTAAACTCGTTGTATCTTTCTTTGTATGCGCTTATGTCAGTATTGTTAAGCTTTACGAATTTAATGTCCGTATTTGTAGATCTATTCTCAAAAATAAATAGATAGTTGGGACTTGTTAAAAGCTGCTTCTCAGTCAATGTAAGTATTATGTTTTGGGTTTCACCCTTAGTAAGTCTTATCACAACTATAAATATAAACTATCAAGAATGTTTGCAAAATAAAAAACCCCCGAACAATTAAGTCCGAGGGCATCTATATACAAAACCAAAACAACCTAAGAACCTGCGGTTGTAAGTGCAGCCGCTACAACAGAATTAACTTCTGGAGCAAGGGCTGGCTCTGCACCTGTAAAGGTAAGAGTATAACCGCTTCTGTCACCTTCCGCTGTTCCTGTACCTGCGCTACCGCCTGTAAGGTCTAAGCCTCTTTGTTTGCCTAAATACCAATATTTGTTATTGTTATCTTTAGCAACTGCTACTAATGTGTTTTGAGCTAATAACAAGATTTCATTTCTTGTGTTCGCTTGTAATTTGTTTAATACGATAGTTAATTCAGGAGCGTAAAAGATAGTTCCATTCTGTACGTTTGCATTAACATTCTCAACTAATTGAGAAGTGCCTTTCACAAGTTCGTACTTATAGAATTTCTTGCCAGATGCTTTTACTAAAGCAGTGATAACACCACTTGCTTCTGTTGTAGAAGTTACATCTGCGGCTGCCATGAAATAAACTTCTGTTATACCGCCTAAACTGTCTTTACAGTCAAGGGTATAATTTTGGGTTAAAGCACAAGCCATGGTTATTAAAATTAATTATTTTTAAAAAAGTGGGTAGGTATATTTCAACCTACCCTATAAATTATGCAAGAATAAACTTAACTACCTCGTCAGGGAATGCAATGTTTACACCCATTTTGAACTCACATACATAGCGAACTTGGTCCGCTTCCTTAGCGTAAAAGATTTCGAATTTCTCCTCTTCGTTAAGTAAATCTGTACCTAAGAACATATTGCTTAAACGCATAGCGTAAACTTTGTTAGTTCCGTTAAGACCTGCAACAGCTACCACTTTAATTGTAGTACCAGGTAATACAAATTCGCTATCAGCTTTTACATCAATTTGATAATTGAAAGAACCGCTATTTTTAAGAGCAATAGTGTAAGTTCTAAATAAATCTTGACCACAGAAGATAGTCATATCGTCAGCTGCAACAACTTTAGCAGGAATAGCCTGATAAACACCATCAAAGATAGAGATTACGTTTGCAGAAGTGATAGAGCTTAAAGGAGCACCACTAATGTAAGTAGAAGCATTTGCAGCCACAACACCTGAAGCAGCACCGATTAATTTTACAAGACCGTCAAACTTGTTTAAGTTTACGTTTACACTTGAAGTGTCGCCTTGCCATAATGAAGTTTCTAATTGAGCAGCGATTGTTTTAGCTTTCTTTTCAGAATACTCTTGCTCAAAAGGTACGCTATCGTACATAGAACCTGTAGGTAAAGCTTTTTGAAGATACTTAGCTTCCAAATCTTTAGGACAAAGAGCTTCGTTAATTTTTACCTTTCCAGGAGTTACTGTGCGCTGAGTAAAAGTTGTGGAACCAGAAGCATTAAAGCCACAAGAAGCACCATCTTGGAAGATAGCGTCAGTTTCCATAATGTTGATTTTCTCAGAACTTTTAACTCCAACCATAACGTTACCAGCACTCTTAATAAGAGCGGCAGTTTTTGCACCTAATACAGACGAAGTTACAAGTAGAGCTTCGTTTTCTTTTGTATAGTTTGCCAATGCAGATACATCAAATCCCATTTTATTTTATTTTTATTTGTTTAATAAAGCGTTTCTAAATTTTTCAATCCTATCGTACTTCATTGAGTGAGTTGTTACGTTAGAACTAAAGTTTTGTTTTGGTTGCGCAATAGGTTCAGCGTTAGGTGTCTTAGTAAGTGCTTCTATAAGTTCAGCTACTTGACTAAAGCCATTCTTAACTTTTGCCTCTAATTGTGCTACTTGTGTTTTAAGATTTTGATTTTCAGAAACTAAAGCAGCGATTTCGTCTGCCATTTTTTCGTCGATCTTGTTACCCATTTCTGCAGGTGTTTCTTCAGCGATTTCCGCTTCTGCTTCTGGAGTTTCAATAGAAACGATTTTAGAAGTTTCGTCTAATTCAATTTTAGTTCCGTCTGCTAATTGGTGTTCGCCCATTGGTGCAGGACTTCCGTCTGCTAATGTAACTTGACCACCGATAGCAAGTTCGCTAATCATAACCTTTGTTCCGTCTAAAAGGCTATACTCAGCAAATGTAACAGGTACTTCTTCGATAGGTGCAGGAGCAGGAGCAGGCGCTTCTACTTGTGGCATATCTTCGAATAAAGCCCTAATTTGCATAATGGCATCTTTTGCGTTCATCATTCTTTTTGTTTAAATATTAATAAAAGATTTTGTTTATCATTTAACTCGTTGCAATATTTCTTTAATTGCATTCATAAGCTCTTGTTCTTTGTTTGGCTTTGTCTTGTATGTAAATAACCCCTCTACGCTAAAGCCTTTAAATTTACCCTCTTTAACATCGTTCCAAACGCCTTCATTATCTACTTTGAAAGAACCAAACCAAGACCCGTCAGGTGCATCTTCAAAACCTTTCATAGGTTGTATGCCACGACTCTTGTCTGTAATAAAGCTTTCAAACATAGTAACTCCTTCTACTTGTGCGTCAGGAGAGTGCATTAAGTTTACGTTTGACTGATAGCCTCTTTTGAAGAACTTTTGCGCAATCTTAAAAATAGTATCTTTACTAAAGACCACATAGTAATCGCCGTAAGTAGCATCGCTGCGAAAAATAGGTACATCAGCCAGCATAAGAGGTCCCGAAATAATACGCTTATCTTCACTAACGACTTCAAAGCGTTGTTGGTTTTTAAAGGCATTCCAATTCTTTTGTATTGCGGGTCTATCAACCAATGCGACGTAATCCACCTCGGCATCGTCATTCATATCCTCGCTAATGTCTAATAAATAAACAGGTAAGTCCATATCTCTAAATATTAAGTGTTTTAAATTGTTATCATTTAACCGAACCTTGCTCTTTGCTGAATAGCTGCAATACGTTGTTGGCTACTTGTTACATCGCTTTCTACAACATACGCTCTTGATGTTTGATTACCTATTGCATTAATAGATTGACTGTCTAAAGTAGTCGTTTGCGCTTGTGGTTGCGGTGGGGCTATTGGTGCTCCTGCAGATATGCTTGGCGCACTTGCTCCACCACCTACGCTACCTGTACCCTTTGCAGAAGGTATGTTTGTGCTAATTATCTTCTTAACGTTTACCAATCCAGCTGCAACTGTCGCCGCGGCTGCTATTGCTCCGAATGGTGGAGGATAAGCTCCTAAGGCTTTTGTTGCGCCTTCGTAAGTAGACATAATAGCTTTAGCAACTGCAATAGCCTTACCTGCTACGCTATTTTGATCTATAATACCTGCAACTGCATCAAGGGCAGCCATAGCTCCTTGCTTTTGTAGTTCAAGTTCTTTTAATTTGTTTTCGGTAGCAGCTTTGTCTATTTCAGCTTGTGCCTTTGTAGCTTCTTCTTGTTTTTGAATACCTAATAAAGTATAGTTTGTCATTTTAGACATAACTGCTTTTTGGCTTTCAACTCTATCGTTATCTATTTTATCTTGCTTCTCTTTCTTCTCTTTTGCTTCAGCGGCATCTAATGCGTTTAACTCTTTTTGTGTTAAAATCTTTGCACTACTTGTAGACTTCTTTCTTTTATCGTATTCAGCTAATAAGTCTTCTGTAAGTTTCTTTTCGTCTTGAAGTTGCTTATCAAGTCTTGCTGACTGTTCTTCTGCTAATTTATCAGCATTGGCTTTTGCGGCATCAGCCGTTTGCTTGTTTAAGCTTTGTACTGATAACCGATACCCTGCTTGTTTGTTCTTTAAGTCAGCTAATGTCTTATCTAAAGCTGCAATTTCTTCTTGCCCTTTCTTTTCTGTTTCTTTAGGGTCGAATACTAATCCTGATAGTTTTTCTGCTACATTAAAATCAAATCCTTTGCCAAATACTTGTGCAACTTTATTAACCCCGTCTATTACTAATTGAAGCGGTGCAGTTACAAAAGTTAATATACCTTTAAGTATTTCTTTATTGCGCTTCTCAGCTGCTAATTGGGCTTGTAATACAATCTTCTGTTGTGCTACTTGTTTTTCAGTTGCAGCAATTACTTCGCCTGTTTGTTTAATCTTTAAGTCTAATATCTCTTTTTCTGACTTGCCCTGAAGTTTTAAAATATTATCTTGACTATCTATTGTAGATAACTTGTCTTGTTGCGCTTTAGCGTCTGCTTGTGTGTCTTCTAAAAGTTTCTTTTGTTCTTCGCTTACACCACCTACCGCAGCTTTAATCTCGTCCCAATATGCGACAATGCCACCTAAAGCTAATAACAAAGCACCAATGCCTGTTGCACCGATACCAGCTTTTACGGCTTGAAAGGCTTTGACTGCTCCGTCTTTAAATGATGTAAAAGTAGAAACAATAGCACCTCTAAACTCAGCTAAGTTTTGAACTGCATCACCAATAGCAAGTGCAGATTGTATCTTTGCTAATTGCTTAATCGTGTCTTCTCCTGCAAGTCCTGTAAGTTCTAAAGCCCCTTGAACACCACCATAAGCAGCCGACAAAGCTGATACTGTCTTAGCTGCATTATCTATTCTTTGATTACTTTCTTCTTGCTTTTGATTTGTTAAGTCTTGTAGATTTGCTAATCTTTTTTGAGCTGCTTCTACTTCTTTACTATTCTCACCATACTGTGTACCTAAGTCTTCTACTGCTTTGGTAGTTTTCTCTATCTCCGACCTTAGTTCTTTTATTGATTTTGAAGCGTCATTCGACTCGACGGATACGCTAAAACCTACGTTAGTTGTTGCCATTATTTATCTTTAAGGATATGAAGTTCTTATTACTTTTAAAAATGATAGTTTTGTCGTGTTATATTCCATTGGGTTGAAGTTTTCTACTTTATTAAGTCTAAACAATACTCCGTCTATGAATACATACTTACTAAAATCTAAGTTAAAAATGTCTACTATATCAAGTAAACCAAAACAACTTAATAGCTTACTATCTTTGTTTGTTATCTCAGCAAGATAAGGACTATGATAGTCGTTAAATACATTAAACTCAGTGAAGTTAGCAGGTGCAAACTGTATCTCTTTAGGTGCGCCAAAGTTAATGTCGCTTGTAGAGTTAATAGGGTCATTCAAATGTCCTGCGTAACCATAACTTGTAAAGCTACCTAACACAGTCGTAGTATTCATAATATCCCAACTTGTTACGCCAGTAATCTTCTTAGATTGCATTATACGTATGATGCTATCCATTCTATCTTCTGCGCTATTTGTGTTTGACTTCTTGTAAATAGCAGGGAATACTTTGTCTTGTCCTGTTGCTTGATAAAGTACAGAAGAAGCAAATATTACTTCTAAAACGTCTGTTTCTTTTACAAAGTCAAATTCTGTGTCATATATAAAATCGCCATAACCTTCTGTGTACTTCTTACGATAGTTTTCGTTATAAAAGTCATTGTCTTGCTTAAACTTGTAGTTATAGTAACGAGCGTTTACTTCACTCATTGGCTTAATGCTTAAAGGTTTTGCACGATCTATCTTGTTAGTCCAATCTTCTGCATTAGCTGACTTCTCAGGATAAAAAGTAACATACGGGCTGATAACAAGTTCTTTATCATTAAACTTATTCTCGTAGACGTAAAGATTAAACATCTTAACAATGCTTAAAAAGAAATCTCTTTGAAATATACCTTTAGGGATTGTTTCGCTTACTTTGATTGTTTCGCCTAAGTTAATTTGTACTTGTGTAGGTGTGCTTGTAGTAACGCCTACATTACCATTAAATATTTCTAACTCTATAAATGTGCCAAGTATTTCTACTTGCATAGTATCTCCGCTATTAAACGTAACTCCTTGCACTGTGAAATCACAATTAAACATTCTTGTAACACTTGCATCAAAATCCTGTGAGCCTATTTGCACTCCGTTCTTTCTAAGTATTACAGTATAGTTAGGTTGAGGAGCAGTAAATATGTTTACAAACCCCGTTAATGTTATTTGTATGTTTGTAGTTAGCGTTGCGCCCGTGTAAGTAAACAAAGTATTAGTTCCGTCAATAGTAAAGCTACCTGCGGTTGTTAAAGTGTATTGAACGTAAGGGTCGCTCGTTAATAGCATATTTCTATTAATAGCACTTGCGCTCATACTCGTATTATTTAACGCAGTAATATTTGTTTGATTGTTAGGTATGATAAGCCTTTTAAATAAAGGAGTATCAAAGAAAGAACAATCGAAGCTGTAATCAGTACCTGCAAATATCTTATCTATGTACTCTTTAACATACAAAGCAGGTCTAAACGTTGTATACTGAAAGTCCTTTTTAGCTACTCCGTATGCTCCTGGTCCTGTTGAACCTGTGCCAGTGCTAACACTTCCGTAATCAATCAATGGGTAATAATAACCCGATCCACCTGCGTTATCCCAACTATTGCTAATATTAGCTACGCTATAAGTATGGTCGTAAGCACTAAAGTCTAAATCTTCTAAACGCCTATTTCCTAACTGATTGATAAATCCACCAAGTTCACCAAACACGCTGCACTGATACTCAATAGTTTCTTTGTCAATTACTATCTCTAATATTCGTAAAGTGCCTTTAAATATCTGAACTTTGTCGATAAAGATTTTGCAGTTAGCTTGTTTAGTTACATTGTAGTTATACCCTACGTTTGGTAGCGTGTCTACTGTAACATTTGCGTTATTTAGTTCAAAAATATAACCAAAGATTAGGTTATTATTTGCTGTTCCTGGTATGCTAATTGTTTTGCTATAAGAAGTATTGCGACTACCGAACTCGCTTACGTCATCAATCGCATAAGTAAACTCAGTAGATATATCTTGCAATAGATCAATCTTCTGCTCCTCGATGTATATTTCTGTGCTTATCATTATCTGAATTGGCTTGTTAAATACTTACCTACTTCGATTTCAATCTCAAAGTTAAATAGTTTATCTGCGCTTTCTAACTTGTACTCATAGTTGCTTGTACTTATCGTAACAGGAAAATAAGCACCAAGTACTTCCATATATACAATAGGACTTGATACAAGCTGAGCCAACCACGAATAGTCTTGTTCGCTAACCCAATCAGAAGTAAGCCTATATTTATCTTTATGCTGAATAGCATAGTTGAAAGTCGTTTCGTTATATCTGTTATATCCATCAATATTTGTCATTTGCCCACCTACAAGCTGCCAATCGCTTCGCCTGTATGATGCTCTTTGATATTCGCTTGACCTTCTATTAACAAGGGCAAACTTCTTTGTGTCCCAACCTCCCAATCTATTTAGGAACTCTAAGTTAAATTGTTGGTATTTAGGATAGCACTTATGTCTTAGTTTTATTACCCTTGTTTGTGCGCCACCTCTTTTTAAATAGAAGTTATAGCCGTAAGTATCTTCGTCTATAATCGTGCCAGATGCCCAATCGTTTATGTGTCCTGCTTGTAGGTTAAACATATTAAATTGACCGTTCAAAGTAATGTTACCCGATACTGTGTTTGTTACAACATCTCCAGGAGCTAATACTTCAACCCAAGCAGAATAACCGCCCGTTGCTATGCGTAAGAACGTAATGTAAAAGTTATCGCCATATTCAAGCGTAATGTCATCTGTATCACGCTCCGTCAAGAAGTCATCGGTAAAGTTTTCTAATAGTAAATTATCGTAATAGTCAGATAATACTAAAGGCGTGTTATTCTTAGTTAAGAATACGTCTGCAAACAATGGCGGCACGAAGTTATAAGCTGAGTAGCTGCCAGATACTAAGTTGGTAGTTGTAACACCGCTTACTTCTTCTCCTATTCGTAAATCATAATCTACTTTAATTTTATCATTTGATGCTACAAGTATTGAGTTACCTGAAGGCTCGAAGTAGTTAGTAACAAAACTACGCACCATTGGTGATGCGTTGAATACTCCGTAGCTACCTTCTGCACTCGGCGAAGGGAATACTTTAGATCTAATTACTTGACTTCCGTTTATGTATACGTCATAAACAAACTTAAAGTTAGTAGTTCCACTATTAGTAGAGCTTGATACAAACCACAGATTGTCGTGCATTGACGAATAAGGTGCAGGGCTACTTGTTATTGTTATTGCCATTTGCTATTCTAATTATTTTTAATTCAAAGTCAGAACCTAAAGCAGCTGAAACATCGTTTCTAAATGTTTCGTTTTCAAATACTTGCTTTACGGCGTTTGTAAAGTAATTTGTAGTTTTTAAACCTTTTCTATGTATGCTTCGAGCTATCAAGAAAGCAAGGCTTTTGCTATCTGTCATAGCTTTCTGCTCTAATCCAAGCTTTGTGTACTTCTTAACTGCTACTGCTTTTAAGTTGTTTTGTTCTATCCAAAGCTTAATGTTTTTAATAGGAACTGACTTCTTGCTTGTTTTATAGCTAAAAGGACTACTTGCACTTGCTTTTTCATTATCAGTTCCCTTAACCCCTTGGTCTACATATTCAAAGTATTTAACTTGTTCGCTTTCTCTTTTGTAGCCTACTTCTAAAGTGTACTTAGTGCCAAACTTCACGACTACGGGAATGTCAGGAGTTGCTAAAGCACCAGAAGATATTGAGTTCGTTTTCTTTAAATTGGCTACAATAGCATCGTTAAAAGCTAAACCATATAAAGCAAGTGTTTCTTCTAAAATAGGCAGGTCTACTTCGTCACCAACTGCTAATGGCTTTAAACCAAGCTTTTGGATATACATATCCCTTAGTGCCTGCATTTGTGCTTTATCTATTCTCACGATAATAAATATAAGATAGTTCTAAAAATAACTAACCCCACCAAAATTGGCAGGGCTTGTCTATTTGAGGGGCTATTTTAATTTTCTATGCTGCTCTTTGTCGTAATCAGTTTTAGCTTTTAGATAAGATAGCGTATTTAAAAACTCAATCGTACTTAGATCGTATGCTTCTTCTACTCTAATGTTTTCGTGGTCTGCAACAGTTTTGGCGCAATACTGCCATCCAAAATCACGCATAAAGTTTGAACCGCCTGGTCTGCTATCTCCTTCGTCAGTCCGCTCTCCATCATTTCCTTTGCCAAATAATCCTTCGAAATTTCGATCCAATTTCTGTATACTTGATAAAAAAAAACAATGGAATAGTAAATATGAACAAATTTAGCTTCTAACATATCTTCTGCATATTCGCTATGCTTCGCAGCATCGTACTTGTCATCTACCCATTTGCCGTACCAGTTTCTCTTTTGAGGAACTACCATTGAAGCTGCAATCTTATGTAAATTGCCTATCAAGTCGCTACTAAATACTTTGCTTTCGATATATCTTGCTGCGTTAATCTTAAAGACATCATAGATAAATCTGTAACGTTTGCCGTTTATTTCAGCAAATTTAATAGGCTCTCCCTTAGGTTCTGTACTAACAAAATCTAATGTATTACGTAAGTTGTTAAACTGCATAACGCTTAGATTGTCTACTTGTGCGTCTGTAAGATTGTAAACAATGCCTACAAGCTTAGTTTGTATATCAAGCTTAGTCCAATCGCTATGCGGCTTAGTAACTATTGGATATATTTGTTGGTACTGCCAAACTGTTAATTCGTTCCAAGTCATAATTTTTCTATTTCTGTTTTAACTTCTTGCCACCAATGTTTTGCTATGCAGTTATCATCTTCGTCAAACGCAATAGGGTTAGAAGCTATTATTTCGTCTACTGCTATTAAGGCGCAAGGTATAGATTGGTAATTATCAATATAATCCTCATTAATTTTTTTAAACTTATCTAATAATTCCTGTGCTTTTTCTTTGGGTGTCATTTTCTTAGTTTTAGCATTATCTCATAAGCAAGATGCCCACCTATGTAGCATAACGCTGCCAAAGGTAAGCAAATTGCAAAGAAGTACAATATTTTTATTACTTTAATGATACGGCTACACTTGTTGTGCTACTCTTGGCAGGAGGGTAAACTTTTGTAACCTCGCCAGTAACTCCATTAATAATGTCAAGACCTTGATGCGGAACTTTCTTTAAAAAGTCTTCCATATCTTTTTTGCGCTTAGTCGCATCGTTAAAGTCAGTCATAATCTCGTCGTAAGCCGGACTTTCACATTTGCTAAAGTCGTACTTAACCCCTACTTCTCTGATGTTAAACTTTGCGCTCATATACTCGAAGTCCTTACCATTCAGTACGGCTGCTTGTAATACTGCGTCTTTGTAGTCTTTATTGCTCTTTAATGTTTCAAGCATATCCTCTAAGGCTTTAACCTGTAGATGTGTTTTTAACGGGTCAAGTTCCCCTGCGTTTAAGCGTTCAATTACTTGGTAGGTAAACTCTACCCTTTGTTCTTTTGTTGTTTCGAAGATTTGTTGCAGTTCCATTGTGTTTATTTGTTTTGGTTATAGAGTAAATCAAAATAGTCATCTGCATCATACTCGGTCACATTATAACCGGTCTTAAATGCTTGTACTATCTGCTCTTTTTCTTTTTCTTTAGCTTGTTCTATTTTTTCTATAAAGGAATAAATAGGTATTTTAAAAATCAAATACTCATTGGTTTTTGGGTCAGTAAAATCATAATCTTTAATTTGTTCTACCAACCATTCTACTGCTGTTTGCTGTGCCATAGTTATTTTTTTTGGTTATATGTTTGATAAATTATAGTCTGTAATATCTTTTATGTGGGTAATACTTTCACCATTGTATCTTTTGTGAAATACTCTCCTTGCTTCACCTTCACTTGAGGCAAACACAATGGAGCCATTAAATGTTCCTGTTACTGCGTAAACTTTTTTCATAGGTTATTTGTTTTTGGAAATATGTTTCTAATTTAATTAAATAATTGTTTTTAAATAGCTTTTTTTATAAGAATTAGAATTATAGTTCTAATTATATTGTTTCTGGTTTGTAGTTATCAATATCAAAGTAGCCTATCTTAAAGCTACTCGGCTCACGTCTTAATCTGCGCTTGGCAGGTTCGTAGCCTTTTTCTTTGCAGTAAGTTAGTATCTCTAAGTAGGTAGCATCGATGTTAGTCATCATTATACTAATAGGCTCACTTGCGTAATATTTGTCTATGTATTCTTTTGTGCTTTGGGTCATAGTTTTTAATTGTGTAGTCAGTTAATGCTGCCATTACAAAACCTGTTGCAATTAGCAGAAGGCAGATAGCGTAAATCATTTTGAGTAGATGTCTTGAAGTTGTCCAATAAGGTAACAAGCTACTAAAAATACGGCTAAAAGTTGTGCGGTTTCTTTTTTCATTGTGTTTTGTGTTTGTGGTTAATTGATATATCAAATATACAACCTTTACACATTGCACAATCAAATGAGCAAACTTTTTTTTAAAATTGTGATGAGCGGTAAATATTAAGGATAAGCGGTTAAAGGAAGGCGTATCTACCTGTGCCACGTTTAAGGCTAAAGTTCTGCCAAGCCAAAGCCAAAGCCATTACTGCGTCATCGTGAAAGCCTGAAGGTGCGGAGTACTTAACCCCCGTTGCCGTATACATATACTCAAATACTTCAAGTTCCTGGCTTATTATCCCCTCAGGGTAGCCTATCTTACCTTGATGTATGGCAGCCTGTAAGCCTTCCATTAGTTGTTGCTTACTTGAACTTGTGAACTTTAAGCCTTGTATCATTACCCCTTCACGTTGCAAGTCCTCGAGGATAGGGTCGCCAACCCCCGTAGAATCGACAAGGATAGGGCATTTAGGCAGCCTAAGTATAGTTTGCTTGGTATTGTGCCAATCCATTTGAAAGCGGTCAAAATAAGCCACATTTCCGTCTTCGTCTAATCCTACTATAACAGTCCAATCGACCGACTTCGCCAGATCAATTCCATAAGCTACTACCGGCATTGTTGTTACTGGGTGTAAGCACTTGCGTATTTGTTGGCTACCAAATGGGTTTGCTGCGTTCTCAGCCGGGTTTGCCATATACTCTTGCTCAAATACAACCTCTGGGAGTTGCTTACGGGCATCGTCTATTTCGTTGGGGTCTATGTAAGGGTTATCGTATGTCGTAAACTTAAAGCTTTGCCAATCGGGTTCTGCTTTGCTAAACAAACTAAAGAAGTAGTTTTTACCTTTAGGGGTGCTTAAGAATATAGCTTTTCCCTTGTAGTCAGTCAGAGTAGGTCTTATTGAGTTTAGCCACCCGTCTTCTAAGTTAGGTATAAAGGAAGCCTCGTCTATTACGGCTAAGTGAAACTTTAAACCACGAAGATTGTCTAACCTTTCGCCAGTAAAGAAACGAATTGAGCCACCCGTTATGAAAGTAATAACCAGGTCGCTTTCGTTCTTAGAGTATATCTCTAATGGTAATAGATCAACTATTTCCTTAAAAAATATCTTTCCTAATTGGTAAGTAGGGGTAATGTAAGCTACACGCTTTTTATTAACTGCGGTATCTATGCTTATCGTTTGGCTAATCAAGGACTTGC